CTGCCAAGGTGTCGGTTACCATCGACAAGAGCCAGAAGAACAGCATGGTTCTAACCGGCGAGCAGATTCGCTCCCTTGAAAACGGCGGGAATTATCAGGAATGGGTTGGTCAGTGGGCCAAGCAGGCCATGCGAGCGCTTCGCAACGAAGCCGAGGCAGACGCTGCCCTTGCCGTCAAGTACGGCGCTTCCCGAGTCGTCGGAACCGCCGGAACCACGCCTTTCGCGTCGAGCATGGATCTTATCGTTGACGTGCGCGCCCTCCTGCGGGCCAACGGCTGCCCGATGTCCGATCCCCAGCTCGTCCTGTCCCCCGCCGCGGTAGCCAACATTCAGAAGCTCGGGCTGTATGCTCTGGCCTACGCCGCCGGCTCCGACGCCGAGCGCCGATCAGGCGTGTTCGGCAGGCAGTACGGGTTTCAGCTCCGCGATTCGGCCGGTATCGTTGCCCATACCGCAGGGACCGGAGCATCTTACGTTGTCGGCGCTGCTTCGAACCTCGTGAAGGGCTCAACGGTTCTCACCACCTCAACCGCAGGATCGGGAACCATTCTTGCTGGCGATGTGTTGACGTTCCAGTCCGACACTCTCGGTAGATACGTGGTCAACGCCTCGTCCGTCGTCGCCGGAACTGCCAGTGAATTTACCATCGGACGCCCTGGGCTTTTGCAGACCACGGTAGCCGCTAAAACTATCACCGTTGGAGACGGATACACACCGAACCTCGCGTTCGAGCGCTCTGCCGTCGTAGGCATCATGCGACCTCCGCTCATCCCGTCGAACCCGACTATCCGTCAGCAACTCATAAGCGATTCGAACGGCCTTACCTATCTCATGCTTGAGATAGACCAATACGGCGAGCGCTCTTGGGAAATGCATCTCGCCTGGGGCTTCAAAGTCGTTCAGGGTGAACACGTCGCGATGATAGTCGGCTAAGGGGTAGAACCATGAGCGCATTAAGCCAAGAAGCGGCCGACAGAATTGACCGCGAAAATCCCGAGAACCAGAGGGCGGGGCTCGGAACCGAGATCAAGTTCCTCGGAGACTATGCCCCGATAATCATCAGCTTCGAAGTGGATAAAGACGCAACTACGGCTCTTGCGGCGTTTACTGCCCCATGCGCGATGCGTGTCGATTTCGTGGTAGCCAATACCACGGTCGGCGAGGGTTCGAACACGTGGACCGTTGCCAAGGGTACGGACGCGATGTTCACGGCTTTAGTTGCCACGTCTGACGGGTTGGTGTCGTACAGCATCGGCGGGGCCACTGCCGCAAGTGCCGCTAATCGGATTCTTGCTGCCGGGGATATAGTCAAGGTCGGGGCCGCCGGTGGGTCCAACGGGGCCAACCAGCGCGGCATAATTACCTTTATAGGGCATCGCGTTTAACGCGGAGGGAAGACCATGGACAATCAAATCATATCCGGCCGCAGAGGCCCGTTCTCCGATGACATCGAAATGCCGCTTTCAGGCGACAATTGGGGTAATCAGCTCGTTTCAAACTTCGGGCCGAAGTATCTCGAATGGTCGCGGCGCGGGTATATTTTCACCGCGCGCCCCACGGCAGCCGCCGCGCTTATTATATTTTCCACGGCCACGAACGCGCCAACCCTATGGAACCCCGAGGGCTCGGGCAAGCTAATCGTGCCGCTCTTCCTTAACCTTCATCCGGTTGCCGTCGCCTCGGCGGTTCATACTGGCGTACTTGTCGGGCTCAAGTCGGCATGTGGAGCAACCGCCGCTACCGGCGCGCCGTTCCCGACTTTCACGAACAAAGTCCCGACTTGCAACACTCCGGCCGCCGGGAAAACGGCTTCGGCTAAGTTCGCCGACAACGTAGTCACGTTCACCGCGATACCGACGACCTTTGTCGATCTTGGAATGTACCAGGCCGCAGCCGGTCTTCCCGTTGACCCTCATTATGAGTTTAACGGGGAAATCGCACTCGGGCCTGGAGACGCCATGTCGATTATGGGTCAGGCCGCATCGGTGAACACCTATTGGATGTCGCTGATTTTCGCCGAGTTACCGCTTGCTGCTGGCGGACTAGCTTGAGTAATAGGGGCAGGGTAATACCTGCCCCTATCTAAGTAAAATGTATGAGGTTAGACGGAAGACAGAATAGGAGCATAATCATATGTCTGATCTTGCTATGACCGTTGAGGGATTAAGAAAATGGAGAGACGGCAACGGAAAGCCTGGGGCAGCTGCAATATTAGCAGACCATGAAAAAAGAATATTTAAAGAAGAATGCAATAACGAAATGCAAGAAAAAATATTGCGAAAGATTGAATTGCATCATGCCGCTGAACACGAAATGATCGTCGATGCAGTTAGTGAGGCTTTGTCAAAAAGAAGCAAATCAAGGGAAGGTGTAATACGAGCTTTTGGACCATATGCCGCGTCTATTTCAGCGGTATTATGCGCAATAATTGCGCTTTGGGGTAATTGATGTCACTTATCGTCGAGGATGGGACCGGACTTTCAACGGCTCAATCATACGTTTCAGTCGCGGACTGCACGGCTTACCACGCGAACCACGGTAATTCCGCATGGGCGGCTGCATTGACCGACGCTCTCCGTGAAGCGGCTCTTGTTCGGGCTACTTTGGCCATTGACGCGCGCGGGTACGGAAACTGGCGCGGGGTGAAGTACCTGACGACTCAAGCGCTCGACTGGCCGCGCTCTGGTGCATGGGACGCTGACGGCGTTCCGCTTTCGGGCGTCCCGGCGAAGTTGATCGAAGCGACCTGTGAAGCGGCGCTTGTCGAACTAGGTTCGGTCGGAGCGTTATCAAAGAAAGGCGAGGCTGGATTGAAGTCGATCACGATCGGGGACATCGAAAAGACCTGGACCGGATCCTCTGCGGTTGCGTCCGTCTCATATCCGGCCATTTATCGGCCACTGCGGCGCCTGATGAACGGTAGCGCCGGGAATATTGCCATAGGGGGCAGATGATGGAAACTTTCTACGGGCCAGACGGGATAGTCGAAAACCCCGTCGCCCTCGCGATCATGGAATTCAAAGGCGGTCAGTACGTCGCCAAGAACGAGAACGAGGCGGCGTTCCTACGCGCGCAAGGCTTTTCGACTGTAGCTCCTAAGCCGAAATCAACCAAGGAATAAATGGACTACTCCGATTTCGTCGATACTGCATCCGAACTCATCGCCGAGTACGGCCAGCCCGCCACAGTCCGCCATGTCGTCAACCTCGCCGCTGATTCCGGCGTGATGATCACGGTCGACGCAACGGGCAAGACGTATACGCGGAATCAAGGGTCGTGGATCGACGACGGGTTTGTGGTAGGCGATTCGGTGACGTTCACCAAGTTTGCCAACGCTGGCAACAACGGCGCGAGGGTGGCTTCAAAAGTCGCGGCCCTCGTTCTCACCTGCTCCACGGCTCCGGGGCTTGTCGATGAGGCGGATGTCTACGACGTAACCGCGTCGGCGAATCATGACGCGGCGTGCAACGTGGTAGAGAAGAACGTCAACAGTATTTCCATGTACGCCTCGTCGCTCATGGCCGGGGCGTCGGTATCCGAGTCGACTCGGTTTTTCATGCTCGCCGGGGCGACTCCTCAGGCGCTTGATAAGCTCATCACCGCAGCGAGGACGTTTACCATCGAGGGATTCCGGCCGCTGTCGCCGGGGGATACCGTCATTTATTGGGTCGTGAGGGTAAAGGCGTGAAAGGTAGACGCATAACATGGGAAGAGGCCGAAAACCTTTCGAACGTTCAACCAGGCGATTACTGGATTGATCCACGGCACGGATGGTACGCGGCTTGCCCGACGCCAAGGGACGAAGAAGGCATGATTTCATGTCTCGCATATCTCAAGTCGCATAAGGTTACCGAGCATGAGGACGGTACGATAACCGTATCACCGTCCATCCTGTGTTCTGCGGAAGGATCAATAGCGTCGTCTGATTGGAAGAAGCGCCATTATTACCATGGGTTTCTTGAGCATGGCGAATGGAGATCGGCGTGAGCGGGTGGTCGATACCTTTGGACAAGTTTGTCAAGGGCGGGCTTGATAAACTCGAACTCGTGGCCCGCAAGACCGTAATAGTCGTCTACAAGGGCGTGATCATGGATACGCCGGTCGACGAGGGTAGAGCGCGCGGAGGTTGGATGTCTTCGGTTGGAGCTCCAGCATCGCCAATGACCGCAAGCGAAGGCTTTGAAGGAGAAATGACGCAGACTTTCGATCTTGATCCTTCTGGGCGAGAAACAGTAGAAGAAATGAAAAATATGGTCACTCAAGATTGGAAGCCGCTTACGGGAGAGAAGGCAATTATGGCGAACAATGTTCCGTACATCAACGCGCTCAACGAAGGCCATTCAAAGCAGTCCCCGAAGCATTTCGTCCAGTTGAACGTTATACGCGCGGGGGGCATCGCTCAAGACGCAGCGGCCGGAGGTTCCGGTGAGTGACCTTGAAGACGCCCGCAAGGCCCTAGAAGCGCAACTCACCGCGTCGACCGGGTGCGCCATACCCGCGACGTCTATCGCGTTCAAGGGCAGGGGCGACCCGGCGAGCAAAACGGCCGGTAATCGGTGGTATCGGGCGACGTTCCTTCCCGGCAATCCTCGGGCGACGGCGGCCGGACCTGATGCGTCGAATCGCGTCGTATTCATTTTTCAGGTCGATATCTTCGACCCGCCTAGCCTGGGGGAAAATCTGACGGCGACCGAGGCCCAGCGGGTGATACCGTTCTTCAAACGCGGGTCAACGCTTACCCGTAACGGTGTGACGGCGAGGTGCATGAAATCATATCGCGGGACGGCCGACGACTCCGACCCCGCATGGTTCAAAATTCCGGTAGTCGTCGAAGGTTTTGTAGACGTAGCGAATTAAGCGCGAAGGCGCTGGGGGGACATCATGGCCGATATATCGCGTAGGAGAATTTCACACGTCACTGAATCGGCCTGGGGTACGGCCTCGGGGACCGCGTTCCAGATCGACAACGTTCCGCCCGGCCCAGGGCTCAAGCTTAGCCGGTCGATACTGCAATCGTCCGTCATCCGGTCCGACCGCGGCGTCGGTCGTTCGCGTCTCGGCGCAAAAAACGGGTCGTTTAATCTTCCGTTCGAGCTCGCATACTGCCAGGCATTCGAGGACCATTTGACCTCGGCGATGTGCTCGGCAATGGTAGCGGCAGGTTCGGCTACGTCCGGCATTACGACGACCGTCGTCGCAGGCACTACCAACACGATGGCCGGAACCGGCGTCGGTGGCACGGGCGGGTCGGCGATTGCGGTCGGAGACTGGGTAAAGGTATCCGGGTTCGCGGGAGGGTACACGGCGAACAACGGGTTTTTCCGGTGCACAGCGCGGGCCGCCGACCTTCTCACCTTCAGGGAAGC